AGAATCTGTAGAAACAAAGAAAGTTATTACAGAATCAGTAGCACGTCGAGTAGTTAAAGAATCTGCAGACCCTGTTTTTACAAGTTCTATTGCACGTGGACTAGTTGAAGAATTTGGTTATGAGGTTGAAGAATCTACATTAACTGAAAATCCACATGCTAGCGATCCTGCAAAATCAGCAGCATGGGCAGCATTAAGTCCAGAAGATCAAAAGTGGTTAGGTGGTGCTGATCCAACTGATCCGTATATTCTTGCTCGTGCTCCTAACAAAGGTAAGCCGGCAGCAACTACACCGGGCGCAGCACCTGCGGGCGGTTTGAAACGTGGCGGTACTGCGGCTCCAACACCGACAGGTGCGGCAGCAAATCCAATGCAACAGGATCCAGCACAAGCCGCGGCAGCGGCACAAACGGGGGCGGCAGCAAATCCAATGCAACAGGATCCGGCAGCACAGGCTAGCCGCATTGCTGATAGAATGGACGCTGAAGCAGGCGCAAGTGGCGCTGGACAAACTCCAACAGCGGCAGCAGCACAGCAGGGAGAAAAGGCAGCTACTAAACCAGCAGCCGCAGATCCAGCAGTAGCAGCTACTCGTGAAAAGTTTAAAGCCCTAATGGACAAGTTAGAGAAGACTGGCGGAGTTAGCGGTTCTGCTCCAGCCCCGGCTGCAAAACCAGCAGCAACTGCTACAAAGACAGCAGAGCCAGTTAGTGGTGCGCAATCAGCTGGTCAATCAGTAGGAGGCGCAATCAAATCAGGCGCAAAAGCAGTTGGAGACTTTGCTAAAGGTGCTTATCAGGGTATAACAAAAGAATCAGTATCGTTTGAAGACGATAAAACATTGTTAGCCATTAAGAACATTAGATATTAAAATGAATAATTCAATTGCTAAATCACTTGCTACTATTCGTTCTATAGAATCTAATGAGGTTCTAAACGAAGCTGCAATTGCTGCTCCGGCAGCGGCAGGAGCAGGCAAAGGCATTGGAAGATTTATTCCAGGTGTTGGTGCTGCTTTGGGTGCATATGATGCCTACGGTCGTGCTAAACAAGGAGATTGGGCCGGCGCTGGATTATCAGCAGCTGGCGGCCTTGCTAGTTTAATACCCGGTGTTGGTACTGCTGCCAGTATAGGTATTGCAGGTGCACAGGCATTGCGTGATAAACAACGTACTGGAAGTTACATGCCAGGTTCCGATGAGATTGCCGCAGGTGTTGCAAAAGATGCGGCTGCTCCTGCACCAGCAGTTGCTCAGGCTACACCAGCAGCCCCGTTACCACCAGGTGCTGATCCAAAAGTACTTGCGTTACAAAAACAATTAATAGCCAAAGGTGCTAAAATTACAGCAGATGGCAAAATGGGTCCAGCTACACAGGCTGCTATGAAACAATTCCCCGGTACAGCCGTGGCAGAACACAATAAAGGAAATGATATGTCAGAATCACAAAGAATTGCAGAGCTAAGAGATCGTCTAGCTCAAATAGAATCACAACCACAAATTACCGATGAAAACTGGGCTAAAGGTGCGTGGGACGCTGGTAAAGGCATGTTTCAAGCTGCAAAGACAGGGTTATCAGGTGCTCCGGTAGCTACTGGTAAACTAACAAAAGCTGGTGCTCCACAAATGGTTGGGCAAGGTACTCAAAAGTTTGCAAAACAATTAGCAACCAAACCAAAGGCTCAACAAGCTGCTTACGGTGCTGCCAAGGCTGTAAAAAATAATCCAATTAAATCAACAGCGGCAGCAGCTGGACTGGCAGGTGCCGCTGGCATGGCAGCATTGGGCGGATCGGCAGCTACAAAGCCTGCAGATCCAGCAAAGTCAACAGCTCCGGCAGCTCCGGCAGCTCCGGCAGCTCCGACAGCTCCACCAGCTCCGACAGCAAATGCTGGACCGGACCAGGCAGATATCGATGCACTAAATGCAATGGCTCAAGAATTAGAAAACAGCCAAGATCCAATAGATATTGACTTGTTAGGACGTTATAATGGTATTATCAATGCTATTAATAACGGAGCGAAAGACGATAAACGTACAATTGGCCAGCAAGCCGCTAATGCAGACGCAGGTAGCGAAAAAGAGCCAAGGCCATCATAAATTAATTCAACTCAAATAAAAAGCACCCTAGGGTGCTTTTTTTATCAGTGCCAGTTACCTTGATAACAATGTCTAATCTCGTGCCCAACATCATGCATTGTAGGATTCTTTCTAGTGTAGATAGTACAGGTCTTAGTATTGTTATTCCAAAAACTACATGCATCTACTAGATAATTAAACGCACCATGACCTCGGCGTTTGTATTCATCTTGACAAACTTTTTGCACATTATCCACAGGCTTCCATGTTATAAGCATGGTTTCATGTTCGTTTTCTGTTGTGCTAAAAGGTCTTTTAGGATTGTCGTCAAACGCAAAAGCATTTGAACAAATTAACAAAGTAATTAACAAAGTAATTAACAAAGATTTTTTCATATGTGTTGCTCTATGTAGCTAAGTATGTTATTATTATACAATACTTTTAAAGGAGTGTCAATGAGTACACGCATGTATGGACCCGAAGAAAAAGCCAAATTAGAACGACTAATCAACGAAGGTAGTACCGTTTTACGTGAAATTGAGGATTTGAAAGAAGGGCTCAAAGAAACGGTTAAAGCTGTGGCAGAAGAATTGGAAATTAAGCCAAGTGTTATTAACAAAGCAATTACTATTGCTCATAAAGACAATTGGAAAGAGCATGAATCTGCTTGGGAAGATGTTGAAATGATTTTGGGTGTTACTGGACGCTTGCCGCAAGATTAATGGAATTTATAAAAGGCATTTATAATTGGGCAAGGACAGACTATCGAGAATGGCCTACCCGATTTACACTTGAGATTACAGCATGGTTTATGAGCCTCGGCTGCTCGCTTACACTAGCGGCTGGCGCAACTGATCCACTGTTCTTTTATCTCTATCCAATCTTTATACTTCAATGTGCAATATTTGGATGGGCCGCCTGGACCCGTAAAAGTACAGGTATGGTTGCTAACTATTTGTTGTTAGTCACTATTGATCTAGTAGGCTATATTAGACTACTAAATATGTAAGAGAAAGGTTTAGTCAGCCATAAATGACAACGTAGGTATTTGCAAGCCTTAAATTGCATAGGAGAAACAATTTGTACGTAGATGCATTCTTTCAGCGTGATGCTGATATCGTGAAAGTAGTCGAACGTAGCACAGAAGGGAAACGAGTATTCAAAGAGTTTCCTGTACGCTATACGTTTTACTATCCAGACCAGAGGGGTAAGTACCAAAGTATTTACGGTGACCCTTTATCAAGAGTTGTATGTAAAAACTCAAAAGACTTCCGCAAGGAATTATCAATAAACTCAAACAAAACACTATTTGAAGCAGATATTAATCCTATCTTTTCTACACTTAGTGAAAACTATCTTAATCAAGACGCACCAAAGCTCAATGTAGCTTTCTGGGATATTGAGGTGGACTTTGATCCAGAACGTGGTTACGCATCGCCTGAAGATGCGTTTATGCCTATTACTGCGATCGCTGTTCACCTACAGTGGCTTGATACGCTTGTTTGTCTTGCTGTGCCTCCAAAAGGCATGACTATAGCGCAAGGAGAGGAACTAGTTAAAGACTTTCCTAACACGCATATCTTTGATAACGAAGCAGACATGTTAGATACCTTCTTGAATTTAATTCAAGACGCAGATATCCTAAGTGGCTGGAACAGTGAAGGCTTTGATATGCCATATACTGTTAATCGTATTACTAAGGTGTTAAGCAAAGACGATACACGTAGAATGTGTCTATGGGATCAGTTTCCTAAGAAACGTGAGTATGAAAAGTATGGAAAGACAGCTACTACTTATGATCTTGTTGGTCGCGTTCATCTGGATAGTCTTGAGTTGTACCGCAAGTACACCTATGAAGAACGTCACACATATCGATTGGACGCTATCGGAGAAATGGAGATAGGCGAGAATAAAACGGTCTACGAAGGAACACTAGATCAATTATATAACAACGACTTCCGTAAGTTTGTTGAATATAACAGACAAGATACTGCACTGTTAGATAAACTAGATAAAAAACTAAAATTTATTGACTTATCTAATAAACTAGCACACGAATGTACTGTATTACTACAGACTACTATGGGTGCAGTAGCCGTAACTGAACAGGCTATTATTAACGAATGCCATCGTAGAGGTTTTCAAGTTCCTAATCGTCCCAAACGCGATGAAGAAGCAGACAATTCTGCCGCTGGTGCATATGTTGCATACCCTAAAGAAGGTATTCAAGATTGGATCGGATCACTAGACATTAACAGTCTGTATCCAAGTGCGATTCGTGCGCTCAATATGGGTCCAGAAACTATTGTTGGACAGTTGCGTCAAACTGCCACACAAGAATATGTTGATGATCTCACAGCCAAAGGTAAATCTTTTGCGGCTGCGTGGGAAGGTATGTTTGGCAGCGTAGAATATACTGCGGTAATGAATCAAGAAGTAGGTACTGAAATTACTATTGACTGGGAAGATGGGGGAGTTGATAAGTTAAGTGCAGCCGAAGTATATCGATTGATATTTGAAAGCAATCAGCCATTTATGCTTAGTGCCAATGGTACTATCTTCACCTACGAGAAAGAAGGTATTATTCCAGGATTGTTAAAGCGTTGGTATGCCGAACGTAAAGAGATGCAGGCTAAACTAAAAGAATGTATCAAGGCAGGCAATAAAGTTGAAGAAGAATATTGGGACAAACGACAACTCGTTAAAAAGATTAACCTTAATAGTTTGTATGGTGCCATTCTTAACCCTGGTTGTCGCTTTTTTGATAAGCGTATTGGACAAAGTACTACACTAACAGGTCGTCAGATTGTTAAACACATGGCAGGCAAGGTTAATGAGATTGTAACTGGCGATTATGACTATCGTGGTAAAGCTATTATCTACGGTGATACTGACAGTTGTTACTTTTCTGCTTACAAAACCTTACAAAAAGAAATCGATAAAGGTAGTATTCCGTGGACTAAAGAAACTGTTATTCAACTATATGATCAGATTGCAGAAGAAGTTAATAACACATTCCCACAGTTTATGTTAGATGCATTTCATTGTCCAAAGAGCCGCGGCGAAGTTATTAAAGCAGGTCGTGAAATTGTTGGAAGTAAGAGTTTGTTTATTACCAAGAAACGTTATGCTGTTCTTTATTACGATAAAGAAGGCAAGCGTACAGACGTAGAAGGTAAACCAGGTAAGATCAAGGCCATGGGCTTGGATCTAAAACGTAGTGATACGCCAGAATTTATTCAAAACTTCTTAAGTGATATTTTAGAGAAAGTCTTAACTGGTGCTACTGAAACAGATGTATTAGATCATATTACTGAATTCCGTACTAACTTCAAGGCTCGCCCGGGATGGGAGAAAGGTTCGCCTAAACGTGCTAATAAGATTACAGAATACCAATCTAAAGAAGCAAAAGCAGGTAAGGCCAATATGCCAGGGCACGTTCGTGCAAGCATTAACTGGAATACTCTAAAGCGTATGTATGACGACAAATATTCAATGAACATTACAGACGGTGCTAAAGTTATTGTTTGTAAGCTCAAAGAAAATCCACTGGGGTTTACATCAGTAGCCTATCCAGTAGATGAACTTAGACTGCCCCAGTGGTTTAAGGATTTACCATTTAATCACGAAGAAATGGAACAGACGATTATTGATAACAAGTTAGAAAACCTAATTGGTGTGCTAAACTGGGATATCAGATCAACCGAACAGACAAATACTTTCAATAAATTATTTGACTTCTAAGACAAAAACCTATATACTATACAACAAAGGAAACAATCATGCAAGATATTTTAAAAGACCTCGTAGGACATACACACAGCTTGGGCTTTTTGCCACTAGTTAAAATTACCGGTGATAAAGACACAGTAATCGAATCTATGGCAGAAGACCGTAGTGTTATTGTTACTGCTAAAACACATAAAGCCGTTAGTGAGTTTGACGGAGTATTTGGTATGCCTAACTTAGACAAGTTAGCATTACACTTAAAGAATCCAGAATACAAAGAAGGTGCTAACATTGAAGTAGTGCGTTCGCAACGTAATGGTGTAGAAATTCCAACTAGCTTGCACTTTGAAAATGCCGCTAAAGACTTTAGAAACGATTATCGTTTCATGAATAGTGAAATTATTAATGAAAAGCTAAAGTCAGTTAAGTTCAAAGGTGCAAGTTGGGACATTCAGTTTGAGCCAGCAGTAGCAAGTATTCAACGTTTACGTTTGCAAGCGGCAGCACATACTGAAGAAACAACCTTCCAAGTTAAAACAGAAGGTGGCAACTTAGTATTCTTCTTTGGTGATGCAAGTACACACGCAGGATCATTTGTGTTCCATGCTAATGTAGATGGAAAATTAAAGCAGACATGGTCATGGCCTGTGAATCAAGTTATGGCAATTCTTGCACTTGACGGTGATAAGACTATGCGTATTGCAGATGCAGGTGCTATGCAAATTACAGTTGATTCTGGTCTTGCTGAATACAACTACATTTTACCGGCACAGAGCAAATAATGAATAAGAACCTGACAGCCCAGCAAAGCGATTACGCATACTTCTTGCCAGCTACGTCAGGTTTCTACTCAACGTTCATAGGCAAACAACGCTATGGAAACTATGTAGATCCTGCACGT